CCAAAAGATGTATTTAATGGAACAACATCTGTCTGTGGTGTACGAACAGTAGCCTGTCCTTTTCCCACATTTGGAAAGTTAGCTGTTGAACCAACTACTCCAGCTCTCATCCTACTTACGTAATTTAAAACAGCAGAACCTTGATAGGCTTGTTTAACCTCTGCATCAAATAACTGTATGAAGGCTGTTGATAATCCAGTACTCATAGGATTTTACCTTTCATTGTTAAAATTTTAGTTAAACGCCAGTAGGTTATAGTATAGATATACTGCCTTGGACTTCGTTACACGCTAACGCAACGATGCATTTCTGCATAGCCAGTACTGCTCGAATGAGTTGTAGTACACTTAATCCATAGCATACCCTTTAGAGTTTGTACAATAAAAAAAATGGTGAGTAAGTATAATCGGTACAGCTACTTACCCACCAAGTTTTGATTAGGAGGAAATATGCTTTTAATTGCCGTACCGAATATGAAATTCTTTTTCTACCTTTCTAGTATAATCTGGATCACTACCATAGCGTTCATCGCCCATCATACTATCCATTCTAGCTGTAAAGTCATCATCGCTTTCTTTAACGTCTACGCTGTCAACCAATGGAATAGGGGATAAGTCACCCGATAAATTTTTAAGTTTAGAAATTAATTTTATGCCTTGAGCCGTATTGCCCCAGGTATCCATAATATCGGCTTCATCTTGAGTAAATACACCCTGGTTAACTTTGCCATTAATCCAATCTAGATTTTGCTTTATAACAGCCTTACCGTTATTACCTAATTTTTTAAGCTCTTCTTCCGAATTGACTTTTTCTTGCTCTTCGCCTTGTCCAGCGATTTCGATGACTTGGGTGACAAGTTCGTTGAAGTCATCTTGACTAATGTTGTTTTGCTTGGACCATTCCGTAAATTTTCCCACAACTGGATCATCTTTAGTCCAACCATTTTTATCCAATACTTCATAATTATATTCCTCTGGTGCTTTATGTTTACCTTGAGATAATTTTTTTTCTAGTTCGCTAATAGATTTAAAAGCATCATCAATCCTGGCTTCACCCTTTTCCTTATCCCAAAACTTTTCTGGAATATTTTCGGGTCTTTCTGCTACAGGGTCTTTTGCTTTATGCTCTATGCCTTCTTCTTTATTATCTTCATTTGCTGGTTCTTCAGCCCTCATATTTGCTAATAGACCTTTATCTTCTACAGGGGTTTCCTGTACAGCTTCTTGACTATCTTGGCTCATTTGCTCTCCTCACTCTTAGTTCTATTTCCCGAATAATGCTGTTCTGTCCTTCTCTTAAATAGCCATAAGAAGGATCGGCATTAGGCACAAAACACGGCTGTTCTAAATATCGGTTCCGTAAATAATGCATTAACTTTTGACCTGGTTCAGTTTTAAAAGTCTCAAAAAAGAACTTGTCCAGTTCTGATTGTAGTTTTTGATTTTGTACTTTCATTGCCTGGTCATTGGCATTTACGCCATCCCAACCAGGCTCATTAATTGACGTTATTCGATCAGCTTGGCTCATTAACTGCTTCCTCTATTTGTGTTGTATCCATTCCCTGTTGTTCTGCCATAGCCTGTGCTGTAGCCATCATCTGCTGTTGCATCTGCACCCGTTCCTGTGGCGTAGTTCTTAAATTTGCTGGTATCGACAATAAATCAGCCAGGTAGTCTCCGACAGCATCTTGTTTAACTAATGTCTGACCAACTGGACCTAATGATTGTGATATCTGCATAAACGACATTACATCATTTACACGGTCCATATTCCCAGCCATAGCCAACGGTGATGTTGGCAGTACTTGTACTTCCAGACCATTTATCTTCAATGGTAAATCTATCATCCCCATTTCATTCATTAACTCTAACGATCTTCGTACAATCGGGTTCATAGTTTCATTAATCAATCGCCCAAAAGCAGACCCTAGATTTTGTGATAATTCTTTCATTCGTTCTACAATTTCGGTAGCTGACCTGGCACTCATATTATCGGGTGGCAAACTTTCATCTAATAAAGTCTTTTTAATATTCGCCCGTAAATCGGATGATACTAATTGTGATAGTTGAGGGTCACCACTTCTTTGTAATGGTTGTAAACTTGGACCTCTAGGTCCACCATTTGATGAAACACTTACAACGGCTCCAGGTACAATGGAGACAGTTTCGGGGTTAAGGACACCATCATCAACAGCCGTAAAAACTCCCCCGATAGACAATGAAGCATTTTTAAGTGTTAACTCCGTTACTTTGTTCAATGTCTTAATATCTGGAAGAGCATACAATACAGGACCTCTACCGTATCGCTCATTACTAGCTTTCATATACCTGGAAACAATGAACGGAAAACTTTTTAAAGTTCTCGTTACTAATTTAAAATCTTCTTCCATAGTAGAAATGCAATAGTAAATAAACCCTTTATTTGTATAAGTCGCTTCTAACAGTTCAACTTTTTCTGTCGGGTCTTCTTGATATTTCTTCTTTAATTCATCTGGTATTTTCGCATCTGGAAACTCACGGTCCAATACATTAAAAGGTTTTTTTAATCTCCTATAAACCGTATCGACATTACCGTTGGGTCCTTCTTCAAAACAAATTTGATAACTCGGTATGGCTTCATAGCGTATCGGGGTTTCAGTATCCCCAGGCTGTATCAGCATAACAGAAGTTCCAACAGCTAAGTCTAAAAGAAATTCACCCATAGCCAAGTCAAATCCAGATTGTCTCATAATGGAAAACATCTTGGTGGAATAGAAATCCAGGGCTTGTTGTGCTTCTATTTTTCTGTCGGCTGGTATTTCTTCACCAGGTAATAATCGACACCATTCCCTCTGTGGTGGAAACAATGATGATTGTAGACGGTTCGCAAACCGTGCCGTTGAATGAATAGCTGTACTGTCAAAGACACGCTTCATTTTATTTTGACCTGGCACATTGCTCTCAGCGTAACCATCGTAAAGATTTCGCATAGGCAAAGCAAACTCATAGGCTTCTTCGTAAATCGCTCTCCAATGATCCTTATGGGCTTCTGCTTGTTTAAAGCGTTTCTTTATTTCGGTTAAGGATAATTCAGCCATATCTTTTCTTTTTCTTTTTCTTTGTTTTAGTCGGCATTGCTATCCTCTCCTTTATGTACGGGTTGTGTAAATTTTGGATTTCTACGCCAAACTTTGTCTGGTTTTTTTTCAACAAATTCATAAACAATAACTTCTTCTTCTTCCTCTTTTTCTTCTTCAGCCATTAAGCAATGTTCCTTGGATTACGACCAGATACGCCTAGTGTTGTTTTTGGTGGCTCCAGGTAATCGGGTCTAGCTTGACCACCAGCCATCATCATTCCCGACATTCCACCCTTTGCTCTAGACTTTCTTCTGCTTTGAGTAACTTTTGTCTCCTGTAATTCGTCAGCCTTGACCTGGTTTTCTTTAGCCGTCAAAGTATCAGTTACTGCTTTAGGTGGTGGTGGTGGTGGTTTTGGTCTGGAGAATAACGATCCCATTAAAAATACCTCGCATACATATAATGATCCAATCCATCTGGACCATATTGTTTTAAAATTCCTTCCCGATTAAAGTAACACCGTTCAGCCCAAGTTACAGCCCGAACATTTAGGGAATGAACCGTGAACTGTAGTCTTTTTAGGCTATTTTTCTGTGCATAATGCTCAAAAAATCGGAGTGAAGCACGGTGCAAAGAAATAGTTTTTCTGTTAATATGTCGGCTCGGCATCAGCCAGGCTTCGGCTACGCCTTTCCATAATGGGAATACTCCAAAAAAAGCATAAAACATATCGTCACCGATAGCCGTATAAGCGACACCGTAGTCAGCAAAAGCCATCATATAGTTTTTATAATCCTCAAACTGTGTTAAAACTTTGTAGTCGTGGTCATTGAGTTCTATTCGGTCCAGGTGTGATATATGAAACGGGATAATCCGATGCCTGGGCGTATCCATACGCATAACTTTATTTAGCTCATCAAGAGAAAACATCAAAATCCAGGACCTTCGCAGTTGAATTGCCATATTCAGAACGAGGTCTGACGGTCATACGTTTATGTTCGCCCCCACCTAGAAGACAGTAACCGACAGCATCCCCAATG